GACATTCCCCTCGCCCCTGGCGTGGACCTCGAAGCGATCAAGTCCGGCGACGAAGACCCGCTCGAAGTCGTGGTCGAAGTCCCGGCGGGCAAATCGACAAGGGGCTGGAATTACAAGCCTGAGAGCTTGAAGGCAATTGTCGATCACGTCAACCGGGATACGTTGTCCGGTTTCCTTGGACACCAGAAGGCCGAGGAAGTCGCGAACAAATTCGACCCGCCCGTTACGCATTGGGTCGGGGCACGGATGGAAGGAACGCGGGCTTATTTTCGCGGTGTGGTCGATGCGGCGGCGAAGGATTTGAAACGATGGATTCGCGCCGGAAGGATCAAGCAAGTCAGCATCTTCGGAATGCCTAAGCTTCAGACGGTTGCCGGGGAAACCGAGGTGATCGATTATAAACCGCTGTCTATCGACTGGACGCCGCTCGACCGCTCCGGCATGCCGACGCGGATCGTGGCCCTGGGCGAGATGGACGAAATCGACGAAGGAGGAAACGAAACGATGGATTGGAAAGAATTGATTGCGCAGCTCAAGGCCGCGCTGGCCGAAGGCAAAGCGACCTTGCAAGAAGTGATCGCCGCGCTGGATGCCGACACGGCTTCCAAACTGGAGCTGCTGGCGAAAGTGAAGCAAGCGCTCGGCGTAACCGACGACGGCCAATTGCTGGCAAGCGCGGAGCAGGCCGGAAAGGCGCTCAAGGAGAGCCAGCAGGCTGCGCTCGGGCAAGAAGTGAAAGACGCGGTTCGCGAGAAGGTCGCCGGAGAAATGGCGCAAAACCTGATTGCGAAGATGATCACGCCGAAGGAAGGCCAAACAAAAGAAGCAATTATCGGCGAGATCGACAGCCTGCTGGCTGACGAAACGATCAAGGCGATGATCAACCGCGTGTCGGTGGACACTCCGGCCTTTATCGGCGGGACCGCTATTGACAACCGCACACAGTCCGGGAACGCCGCCGTCCAGACGGATAGCGTCCCGATCTAACACGAACCCAAGGAGGGAAACGCAATGGATACGAGATACCAAGGAAGTCCGGTGCCGGTTACGGTACATGAGCTGTCGCGGTCGAAAGTCAGCGATGGCAAGTCCGTTACCGTAACGGTGCCGGAAAACACAACCGTCACGGCTGGCGAATGGGCATTGCTGGACGGTTTTTTCGGCCTGGCGATGCAAAGCGCCGCAACTGGCGCGGGCGAGACGAAAGACATTGTCCTGACCATTGAGCAAGCGGAATACGAAACAGATCAGATCAGCACCAGCCAGGCGTTCACGAAGGGAACTCCCCTGTACTGGAACGCCACGACCAAAAAATTCACCGAAACCGAGACGGATAACCGGCTTGTCGGCCGCGTGACCAACGGCAAAGACGCGAACAACGTCATTTGGTTCCTGCTCGGTCCGCAGGCATAAGGAGGGTAAACATCTATGTTCAAGGTTATATCGTTTGAAGGCGAGAAGGCCAAGCGCCGTCAAGGTACGATTGAAAGCCGGGTGCCGTTCGTACTGGACGGCCAACGCTTTGAGGCGATCAAGAAGATCGTCAACGGCGAAATGTCGATTCCGCGCTGGTCCAAGCCGGTGGGCGAAATGCTCTCGCTGGGAAGCGCCGAAAGTTTCAAAGAGCTGCTGGGCAAGGTAACGCTCGATGTGGAGCTGGGCCGCGAGAAGGTGCCGCTGCTCTACAAGGAAATCTATGAACTGGTTTCCGATCCGAACTTGCCGGAGCTGCTGGACGCGAAATGGGCGTTATCCGGTACGGTCATCTTTGCGGAGCATATGGAGGGCCAGGAAGTGAAGTTCGGCTCCGTCCGCGCCGAGCAAGGCCCGACCGCTCGGGTTGTGACGTACAGCGCGGGCTTCGAGTACACGAAGCAGATGATCGATTTCAACCGGACATTTGAAATTGACATTCTCAACCGGGGCATGGGCGAAGGCTACAACTCGCTGCTGAACCATATCCACCTTTCCCCCATCGTTTCGTTCTCGTACAAACCGGCGAACAAAACGGCGTTCCAGGGCAAGGAAGGCGAAGAGCGCTGGGTGTCCATCTGGCGGACGCTGGATGCCGCCCGCAGCGCTGCAGGAACGGCCAAGCGCCAGGGCAGCGTCTTGCTTGCCAACAGCGCAGATCAGACCGCCATCGAAACGGCACTGAAGGGCTTTACTTTCAACGGGACGACTTACGCGGCGATCAGCGGCATTACGACGGTCATCTACTATGATGGCTACTCGGTCACGGTCGGGAAAAAGGAACATAGCTATCCGGGCGTTACGCCTGGCAAGGCGTACCTGATCCGCCCGAAGCGCGGGTTCAAGGAGCTGCTGAAACGCGACTTGCAGATCGAGACGACGCAGGGCGATTTGACGCGCCTGGTACAAGCGCAAATGGTTGGTTACGCTTATCGCGGCGTATACGCAGCCATCGAAGAGAACGTCCAGGAAATCGCGCTGCAATAACCGGCATTATCAAAATAATTGGCAAAGGAGCCGGGCAAGCTCGGCTCTCTTTGTCGTGGGAGGGTTGCACATGACGCCGACGGCAGACATACGCGAAGAGCTGCGCGAGCTGCTCGACGAAGAAATCCCCGAGGGCGGCACCGACCAGGACACCGCCTTCACCGACGCCCGGCTGGACCGGCTGATCCAGTCGGCGTCAAACCTGTATGCCGCAGCCGCCGAAGGTTGGCGGCGTAAAGCGGCAAAAATTCAAAAGCGGCTCGGCGACATCGCTACTTATCAGACGGGAGCGGAGCAATACGAACGAGTCGATCTATCCAAGGCGCTGGCCGCAGCGCTCAAGATGGCCGAGACATTTGACGGCATGGCGGATGCGCCTGCGCCTAATGCGGCAGGCAGCTTCATGTTCAACGTCAAGCGGCCAGGGGTGTTTTGATGATCGATGCAGCCGTTCGGAAAGCACACATTGGATGGAATATCCGCCAGAACCCGACGGAGATCACGATTCGCGTCACGCAGCGCGTGAAAGCGGGCGGCGGATTTGAGGAAGTCAAGTCGCAGATCGGTCCGCTGACGGTCCGGGTATTCATTGGATCGCGACCGCCGAAATCGGAAATCGTCTCCGATAAAGCTGGGCGCAAAGAAGTTAGCGAGAGTTATTCGCTGCTGGCCGACTACACGGCTAATTTGCCGAGTGGCCCGGATGTGACCCAGGAATTCGACGCCTATCCGCATGGTCATTTTCGGATTACCTCCGTCCATCCGCAGATTGTTCAAAACGAGATTTGCGGATACGTGGCCGAGCTGGAAAGGGTGAAGTGATATATGCCGATCCTGGACGAAGTTCGGGCAAAGATCGAACGCCGGAAAGTGGCGACGCTGCTTGTCGCCAAACACGTCGGCAAAATCATGGAGGGCGACGCCAAACAAAAGGCGTCCTGGGAGGATCGCACCGGTCACACCCGGCAAGGCATCCAGGGCGGCGCGGATGTTCGCCAGTCCGGCAATGATCGGATGGCTGTCGTGTATTTGGCGCACACCATGCGCTCCGGGGTCTATCTCGAAACCGGCACCGGCCTTTACGGGCCGAAGCGACGAGTGATCAAGCCGAAGAACAAGAAGGCTCTTCGCTTCCCTGTTGGCGGCGGCCAATATGTGGTCGCCAAGTCTGTCAAAGGCATGAAGCCGAGGCCGATCATCAAGCCGACGGTACAGCGCTACGTTAGTACGCTGCGCAAGGCGGTGCGTGATGTCTGGAGGGATTCGTGATGCGCGGACTGATCCGTCAACAGCTCATTGACCATATCCCCGACATCGCCGGGCGTGTGTATGAGACAGACGCGGCGGCAGCGGACGAAGAAAAGCCCTATCTGGTTATGACCAAAGGCTCCGAATCTGATGAAAACGATTGGGCCGGGATCAGCACCATGATCGAGGTATGGCCGTATGTGGCGCACACGCAATTCAAGCATGTGGACGCCCTAGTCGCGGCTGCGATTGACGCGCTGGATCACCGGCTTCTCCAGGACGATGTAACCGGCGAAGCGATCTTGTGTCGATTTACCGGATCAACCAGCGCCGACATGCTGGACGAAAAGTTTGATGCGATCACACGCGGCATCCAATTTGAGGTATTTACCCTTGGTTGGCTGCTGCATGATCCGGTCGAGCCAGATCCCGCATCGGCGTTGTCGGCCTGGACGGCAGATCGGTTCCCGGCCATGCAGACGGACCCGCGAAGCTGGAATCCGTCCGACGATTCGCCTGCTCTCTATTGGCGGATCGCGACGATCCGCAGCGTTCAGACCATGCCCTGGGGCGCATGGATCGACGCAACGATGCGCGGTCATATGCTCGTCCCCCGCGTCCCGGCCCGCAATACTTGGCTGGAGCGAACGGTGAGGCAACTTGCGATTGACGGCCAGATCACCATGCTGGACCAATCGCGCATGATCATTCAGCGGGTGAATGCGGACAGTTCCCTGGACGCATTCCGCACGGGGCAAATCGCCCTGGATGTGCGGTTCGGAGTGCTTCGGACAAGCCCGGCAGCGCCGACGCTGAATCAGATCAACATTAACGGAGGTGCTTAATATGGCAGAAGCCAAAGAAGTCAAAACGACGAAAAAAGCGAAGCCTGAAGCCACCTACAGCAAGCAGGAAATCATGGCCGCAGCCGCCGGATTTGGCGTCTCCCCTGACGTGATGGCCGGGGCGCTGCGCCGGGTGGATAAGTCCACCCTGACCCGCGCTGAAGTGGAACGGGCAATTCAAGATTTCAAGAAAAGGCAGGTGTAAGAAATGCCAGGCGAAACTTTTATCTTAGGCGAACAGAAAGTCAGACCGGACGTCTACGTCCGATGGCACAACGCAGGCGGCGCTCGCGTGGTGTCGGGTACGGTCGGGGTCGCCGCCGCAGCCGTCAAAGCCAATTGGGGTCCGCTCGGCGAAGTGATCGCGGTGGAAACGCCCGGTGATATATCCGGGAAGCTGGGCAGCGGAGACGGCCCGGATTGCGTCCGGGAAATCTTCTCCGGCGGCGCAAGTACCGTCTTGACCGTTCGCGTCGGCAGCGGAGGCAGCCCGGCGCAATTGGAACTGGAGGATACCGCCGACACGCCGGTCAAAGTCGTGCGGCTGCTCACGAAGTACCCGACGACAAGGGCGATCACGGTGACGATCCGGGATTCGCTGGAAGACCCAACCTTGCGCGAGCTGCTGCTGCACGAAAACACCCGGCAACTGGAGCGGCTGACGTTTGAAAAAGGAACGGACGAGCCGGATCAGCTCGTCGCCGCGATCAACGCGAACAGCCAATACCTTACAGCCACGAAGCTGGCCGACGGCAGCGGCGAGATCGACACGCTGCTGGACGAAGCGCTGGCCGACGGCGCAGCTCCAACCGTCACCGGCGAAGATTATGCCGATGCCTTTGCGCTGCTGGAACGCAAGTTCTTCGATGTGATTGTCGTTGATTCCGAGGATGTGGGCGTTCACGCTTCCCTCCAGTCCTTCGTGAAGCGGATGCTCTCCGAAGGCGGCGGGCGGATCATCGGTGTTGTCGGCGAACCAACCAGCGTCCCGTTCGCGACGCGCAAGACGAATGCCCGGTCGTACAACGACTTTGCCATCGTCTATGTTGGCAACGGATTTGAAACGACGACCGGCCCGCTCGAAGGTGCGAAGGCTGCGGCCCGCGTGGCCGGGGTCATTGCTTCCAGCGCCTACAATGCGAGCCTGACCCACGTTCCGATCACCGGTTCGATTGGTGTTGTCGGTGAGCTGACGAATACGCAGTACAAAGAAGCGATTCAAAGCGGCATGCTGACCTTCTCGCTCAACCCCGACGGCCTCGCGCAGATCGATTATGGCATTAACACCAAAGTCACGCTGCTGGCCGACGAGGATGAAGGTTGGAAGAAAATCCGCCGGACGCGCACCCGGTTTGAACTGATCGACCGGGTTGTGCTGACGCTCCACCCGTACCTCGGCAAATGGAACAACAACGAAGATGGCCGCGCCTTTGTCGTGACAATCGCGAACGGGATCATCCAAACGATGATCCGCGAGGGCGGCTTGGAGAGCGGGCAACTGATCGTGGACCCGGCCAACCCGCCGCAAGGCGATTCGGCTTGGTTCCAGTTTACGGACCTGGTGGACCTCGACAGCATCGAAAAGCTGTATATGGACTTTGGGTTCCAATTCTCGCCGCAAACGGCATAAGGAGGCTTGAACAGCAATGGCACAAGATGCAAGGTATATTTTTCGGGATTGCGTCCCGGACGGTTCCATCGACGTGGCAAACATCCAGGTTGGAGAGATTGTTCAACGCGCTTGGTCCTTCCGGGTGAACAGCCCGCCGGACATTCAGCAAATGCTGGATTACGGCGTTCTGGATTTCCGCAACATTTCGCGCGGATACTCCGGCGAGCTGTACGACGGAGACGGCACGTTCTTGGCGGAAGTCAATACGTGGCAAGCGCAGATCAGCGTGACCAACTCGGACTATCAGCCCGCCGGGCAGAAACATACCTGGGGGATCATGCAAAGCTACAGCATGACGCTGACGTTCACGGAAACCGTTATTCGCGACGGCATCCTGCTGAAAAAGCTGGTGGACAGCTTGCGCTCCCAAGCGCCGGACGCGGTATTCAACTTCACCGGCATTCTGCGAGCAAGTCGATAATTTACTGCGCCCTGGGCATGCCTGGGGCGCTTCCCTAAAACCAAACTAGGAGGGCTTACGCCATGAGTGAAGCTAAAGAAAAAGAACCTATCGCAAAGGAAGAATTACTCGACAATGAAACCGACATCCTGCGCGGGTTGCTGGACGCTGCATCGGATACGCAGCAAGAACGTAAGGTCATTGAAATCGCTCGCAAAGGAAAAGTGTTCTTCCGCTTCTCGATCCGTCCGCTGACGGAAGAGGAATACAACGCTTGCCGCGACAAGGCAACGAAGTATAAGAAGAACCGGCGCCTGGGCGGCATTAAGATGCCAGAGGATACGGACGCCGCTCGTTACCGTTCCTTCCTGATCTACGAAGCCACCGTTCCCGAAGATCAGAAAAAGGTCTGGAACAACAAAGCGGCCTGGGATCAGCTCAATGTGCTTAGCGGTGTGCAGCTTATCGATAAAGTTTTGCTGCCGGGCGAAAAGGAAGCGGTTATCGAACAGATCGACAAGCTTTCCGGATACGACCTGGACGATGAAGGCGAAGAGGCCGAAGATGTCGTAAAAAACTAATCCACGCGGGAGGGAAAGCCACCCTCCTGCATCATATATTCCAACGCCAAGGGATACTCCCGAGCGAGATTCTAAAGCTGCCCGAAGGCGAGCGGCTTTTTTGTCTTGTCTCCACAAAGGTGGCGCTGGAAGCCGAGGCCGAAGAACGCAAGCAAGCTGCACTCTTGGCAAAGCAAGGCAAAAAGGGGTGATCGCCGGTGGCTGAAGAAGTCTACCGCATAGAAATACCGGTAATGGTCGATGACCAATCCGAACCCGCCCTGTCCAATGTCGAGAGGAAAGTCAGTCGCTTTGACGAAACGGTGGAAAAAACGAGGAAGCGGCTTGACGGCATGAATCGCAGTCGATGGCAACTTGCGATCCATGCGGTTGATCGAGCCTCTAATGTAATCCGGCAAGTCGGGGCCTATGCCCGTCGCATGGTAGGCGGGACATACCGCATTACGGTGCGAGTGCTTGACCTTGCCACGCGACCCTTGCGGGCGATTGCCCGAGGGATGACCTCGACGCTCGGCCTGCTCGGCATCGGCGCGGGCGGCATTGGCGGCATTGTCATACCGGTAAGCCTGGCTGACGATTTCGCCCAGGCGCAAATCGGTTTTGAAACCATGCTCAAAAGCGTGGATAAAGCCCAAAAGCTGATGGCGGAAGTTCAACAGTTTGCGAAAGACACGCCGTTCGGTCAAAAAGAAGTCATCGACCAAGCAAAAGGTTTGCTGGTTCGGGGCTTCAATGAGAACGAAATCATTCCCATGCTGACCCGAATTGGCGATGTCGCAGCGGCGATGGGTGGCGGTACCGAATCCATTGAACGGATCGTCTACGCACTCGGGCAAATGCGAGCCTTGGGACGTGTCAGCGCCGAGGATATGAACCAGCTCACCGATGCGGGCGTCCAGGCTTGGAAATACATTGCGGAAGGCATGGGCATGTCCATAGCCCAGGTTAGGAAGTTATCCGAGCAAGGGCTGCTCCCTGCTGATCAGGCCATCCAACATATCCTTAAAGGGATGGAAGAGTTTGACGGCATGATGAGCAAAACGGCTAACCTCACCGCCCGCGGGCTGGCCGGTCAAATCCAAGATGCATTCAGTATTCAAATTTTGATGCGCTGGGGCAAAGGGTTACAAAGCGCCGTCATCCCTCGGCTGCAAAAAGTCAACGAGTGGCTGGAAAACAACGACGACAAGCTGGCACGATGGGGCGACACGTTGGAGAAGACGGCCAAAGAAGGCGCGGATTGGGTTCTGCGGCGGTTAGAAAATGCCTTCAGCTATATTCAGCGAAGATACTTGGATAACCCGGAATTCAACCGGCTGGACTTCGCTGGTAAGATTCGATTCATTTTCGCCGACCTGAACAACTTGTTCATGGAATGGTGGCAAGGCACAGGTCAAGCTCAAGTCGAAAAAATCTCCGGGAAAATTGGCGCTGCAATCGGCGGCGGGCTTGGCGGGTTTATTATGGCTGCTTTAGGAGCTGCTGACCCTGACTCCAACCTGAACGAATCGCCGTTCATACAAGCCGGATCGACGGCGGGACGGGCGTTTCTGGAATCTTTCCTTGAAGCCTTTGACGCCGGGAAGATCGCAGAAAAAGCTAAGGATGCATTCCTGAACTTACAACCAACGTGGCTTGGTGGCGAGACGAGCAGCCCGGTCGGGCAAGCGCTGGCGTTGATGTTAGATGCTTGGCTGATCACGAAAGTTGGGAGGTTGCTAAAAGGCCCATTCAAGGCTGTCCGAGCTGTGACGCGTTGGGCGAGAGGTGGAACTGCTGCCGAAACAACAGCAGCCACGACCGCCGCAGCGACCCGAACGACCGCGACCGCAGCCGAGACGGCCACGCGAACGCCTTGGTATCAGCGTTGGTTCGGCGGACCGAAAGGCGCAGCCCCTACCCCGTCGCCTCCCGCGACGACCGCAGGCCCGGCGGCGAACCTTCCGCAAGGCTATCGCCCGGCGGGAACGAAGTTTTGGGATAACATCCCGCTGGATCGCACGTACAGCCGGGACGACGTCGTTCGCATGGCGAACAGCGGCCAGCTCGGTCGGTTGAACGACTTGGAAAAAGCGTTCGGCGGCCCGACCGCACCGAAAACGAGCTGGTGGCAAAAGCTGATTCCGAAAGGCGGCGGCGGTCGAGGTCTTGGCCTCCTGTCCCGCACGGTCGGCAAGCTGGCGATCCCGCTTTCTGTCGGTCTGGACGTGGCGAACATTGCGTCCGCCGATGCCGGGACCGAGCGGAACCGCGCTATCGGCGGAACGGTCGGAGGCTGGGGCGGCTTCGCTGCCGGAGCTGCTGGCGGTGCTGCAATCGGCTCTGTCGTTCCGGGTCTTGGGACCGCTGTCGGCGGACTGATCGGCGGCATCCTCGGAAGCCTGGGCGGCGGTGCGATTGGCGACTGGATCGGCAGCAAGGGTGAAGATATATCCCGCTGGTTCAAATCGACCTTGTGGCCGTCGCTGAAAGACGGCGCGAATGCGACGTGGACGTGGATTTCCGATACCGGCCCGCAAGCTATCGCCAAGGGCGTGGGTTTCGCTGTAGGATACATCGGCGATACCCTGTTCAACGGCGACTGGTGGGGCGAAAAGTGGGCTGCTGTTGAAGCCTGGTCGAACGCCTCTTGGGAACGGTCGAAAGAAACGTGGAACAACGCCGTCGCGGCCATTGAATCCACCATCTTCAATGGTGAGTGGTGGGCCGAGAAGTGGCAATGCGTCCAAGATTGGGCGGCGAACACCTGGGAAGGTGCGAAAGATATCTGGAACAGTACCCGCGATGCCATTAACGACTCGCTGTTCAACGGCGAGTGGTGGCAAAGCAAATGGTCGGCGGTCGAAGGTTGGGCTTCAAGCGCTTGGGAGAGCATTAAAGGCGGCTGGGGCAAGTTTTGGGACAAGGTCGGCGGAGCGTTCCAGGAAGGAAAAGAAGCCGGTCAGCAAGCGGCAGCCGGTGCCAAAGCTTACGCTCGCGGCGGCTTCGTCACGACACCGCATATCGGGCTGGTCGGCGAAGCTGGCCCTGAAGCGATCATTCCGCTGTCGGCTGGCAAGCGCGACCGGGGGCTGGACCTTTGGGAACGTGCCGGTCGCATGCTGGGCGTTCGTCCCTTCGCCTTTGGCGGTATTGTCGGTGCTATATCCGCGCCGGAAGCGCCGATGTTTGCACCAATCGCTCCGATGGCTCCGGCTGGCGGAGGGTTGACCATCAACGTGGGCGGCATTCAGTTCTCCATTAACGTGGAGGGCGGCGACGGCCAAAGCGTGATCGATGCGATCCGGGAGCATGGCGACGAGATCGCCGACGAGATCGCGGGCAAAATCGCCGACCGGCTCGACGAATCAACGAATAACAGTGTGTAGGTGGTGGGCGCATGGATTTTTATTTGACTGACACCGCAACCGGGAAACGGCTGCATTTTCCCATGAACCCGGAAAGCATAACCGCCGTCACCTCCGCCCGCATTCAGACATTCGAGGCTATCGAGCTAGGCGAATACGCGTTGCCGCGTGGGTCGATGCTGGTGCGCATGACCTTCGATGGTCTGCTGCCTGGCGAGACGCGCAAGCATACCTCGCTGGTGAAGTCCTGGCGTGATCCGCGTCAAATCGCCGGTGATCTATCGGCATGGCGTAACGCCGGGACGAAGCTGCGGCTGCTGGTGACAGAAACGCCGTTCAATCATGATGTGTTCATTCAGACATTTGAACATACCTGGGCGGGCGGCCACGGGGATATGCGCTATTCGCTTGAGTTGGTGCAGGCAAGGGACATCTTGATTCACCCCGAAGGGCAAGTCAAGTCCAAGGCCGAAGTGAAGGTTCTCTCGGCTTCTCGTTCCTTGCCCGCCCAGGCCAAGACCCATACCGTCGTTCGTGGTGACACGCTGTGGGGAATCGCTAAGAAGCATCTCCACAATGGGGCGCGGTACATGGAAATCTATAATCTGAACAAGGCGCTGATCGGGCCTGATCCGAACAAGATCGTGCCCGGCCAAGTGTTGCGCCTGCCTGGTTAGGTGGTGCCGCATGATCGATATTGCGAAAGTCAAGTACGACGTGGCCGTTCTCCTGCCCCAAGGAGAGCGGCTATCTTTAACAAACGTCGCCAGGGGCTTGAGCTGGTCGGAGCAATCCGGCGAGCTGGCGGCGAGTGTTCAGTTTCAAATTCTGAACCAACGCCTGGGCGACGGGTGGCTGCACCAAAAGCTTCCCCTCGGAGCCAGGACGCTGCTTCGGGCCGATTGGGGTGACGGCTTGCAAGAGATACATCAAGGGATCATCTTCGATTGGGAATACGAAAATGATTCGGTCGGCATTCTCAACGTCAAGGCATACGACATCCTGATCTATCTCCTGCGCAGCAAGGATGACCGGTATTACCCGTCCGGGACGAAGGCCCGCGTCATTATCGAGGACATCGCAAAGGCGTGGAGCATCCCCATCGGTCAGAACGATTTGCCGGATATGTCGCTGTCCAAGCAAATTTTTCGAGGGGATACCCTCGGGGCGATGCTCGATAAGGTGCTGGATCAAGTCCACAAACGCGGCGGCGGCAAGTACGTCATTCGCGCGAGCGGCGGCAAGATCAACATTTTGCGCCAAGGCCAGAACAAGACGGTGTATCGGTTCGAGGGGGACGTGGTACGCCGGATGACTGACCAGCAGGACATCGAAGATTTAGTAACGCGTGTCAAAATAATTGGCAAAGAAGACAATGCCGGACGCGCTCCAGTCGTCGCCACTCTCGACGGCAGGACGGAATTCGGCATCCTGCAAGACGTGATTTACCGCGAACAATACGATACTGTAGCGGCAGCCAAAGCAGCCGCGCAAGAAGTGCTGAAAGAGCGCGGCGCTCCGCGTAAACGGCGGACGCTGACCGCTCCCGACCTTCCATTCCTGCGCCGAGGGGATAAAATCTTCGCCTCGGTCGGGACTATCGAAGGTCATTTTGCTGTTGTGGGCGTCCAGCATGACGCGGACAACCGCAGCATGACGATGGAGGTGGAAGCGATATGAATGGAAAAGGAGTGAACCGACTAGGGCAATCCATTGATAGGCGGACCGAAAAACGGACCGCCTCCCCGCCGTCGATGGATTTAGGCACCATCACGGACGACGGCCTGAAGCTGGATCAGTTCGGGCCGGTCATCCCGCGCAGCGGATACCTGGTTGCGGAATGGATGGTGGACGCGCACATCCCGCCCGAATCGCGCATCTATCGAACCGCATCCCCTGTCGGATCGTCGGGCGAAGATGTTCCGAATACAACCTATTCGCCGGTGGCGCGACTGGACTTCACTGGCGGCGAGGATGGCGGCCATGTTCCGTCTGTGGAGCTGCGCTTCGCCCCTTCGCTTCGTCCTGGCGACCGCGTCCTGGTGCTATGGGTGCGTGACGATCCGGTCGTGGTCAGCAAGGTGGTGCAAGCGGATGCCTAATCTATTCCCGACATTCGATGCCCCGACGCTGGCGGAAGACAGCGCCGAAAGACAGGTTCAATACCCGCAAAGCTGGCTATATGATTTTGAGAATCGACGCGTGGTGATTGACGGATCGGGCCGCGCTGTGATGGCCGACGGGCTGACGGCCTGGGCGCAATGGTGCATCAAAGCAGCCTCCACGCTGCGCTTTGCCAATCTCGCCTACGGGCCGGACTTCGGATGCGAACACGAAACAGCGAGACGGCAGCCGACACGCAAGGCAGCCGAATCGGAACTGGAACGAGCGATCACGGAAGCGCTGATCGTTGATCCGCGCACGGAAATGGTTCGCGACTTCACCTTCACCTGGTCGGGCGACGAGCTGCTGGTGTCATTTACGGCCATCCCTGTGATCGGCGATCCGAAACGATTGGAGGTGCGAATGAATGGCTGATTTACCTCCTTTCCTCGAAGACCAGCTCGAAGAAGTAATCCGGCAGCGGATGCTTGACCGGATGCCTGCCGACTTGGACAAAACGGAAGGCTCGATCCCCTGGGATGCGATTTCTCCGGTTTCTATCGAATTGGTGCTTGCGTCGGAGTGGGCCAAGGAAGTGCTGCGCCGGGCGTTCGTACAGACGACGTTCGGTGACTATCTGACTTACAAGGCCGACGAGAACGGCGTGAGAAGGCGGCCAGCGGAATACGCCCGCACGGCTGGGGATGACGTTTTGTTCGTCGGTGATCCTGGTTCGCCTGTACCCGCCGGTTATCTGGTGACGACCGAAAGCACCGAAGCCACGCCTGCCAAAATCTACGAGACGCTGGCGGCTGTAACGACCGGTCAAAACGGCGAAGCGCGGGTCGCTGTCCGGGCGGTTGAGGCTGGCCGGATCGGGAACGCCCCTATCGGCGCAATCCGCCACCTGACCGAATCGTTACCCGGCATCAAGTCAGTGACAAATCTCGCGCCGGTCGAAGGCGGCGTCGATGAAGAAGACGACGAGACGCTACGCGAACGGGTTCTGGAAGAGAACCGCCGCGAAGAAGGCGACGGGAATATTTCGGACTATGTGGCATGGGCCAAGCAAATCCCAGGCGTCGGAAACGTACTGGTCGAACCGCTTTGGCAAGGCGAAGGAACGGTCCGCGTCATTATCTTGGATTTGGATGGGCGGCCAGCTCCGCAGCCAACCATCGACGCGGTTCAGGAACACCTCGACCCCGGTAGTCGCGGTATCGGTGAAGGGCTTGCCCCTACCGGATCAAGGGTGACAGTCCACACGGCCACGACAACCTATATCAGCGCTACGATCCCCGGCCTGGTGCCGGAGCCTGGCTATACAGTGGAGCAAGCCCGCCTCAATGCGGAAACGGCGCTTAACGCCTATCTGTTCCACGTCAATCCGGGCGGCGTGATCAAAATACAAGAGGCAGCGGCCAGCGTGATCAACGCCCCTGGCGTCGATAACATGGGCGACATCTTGCTGGAAGGCTCCAGGCAGGACATTTACCTGGAAGTCAATGAACTGGCCCAGCTCGGGAGCGTGGACTATCCATGACGGCCAAGGACCGCATGCTTTCTTATTTGCAGCCAGGGCAATATGACCGGGATCGGGTCATGCAGGCTGTGTACGAAACGCAAGGTGCGGAAATCGATGCGCTGAACTTTACGCTGGACGAGATTCTGGAGCAATACTTCATCGAGCGGGCAACCTGGGGACTTCGCTTATACGAAGAACAATACGGGCTGCCGGTGAATGAAGACCTTGACCCGGAGCTGCGCCGCAGGCTAATCATGGCAAGGAAGCGGCGCGGCAGGAACAGTCTGCTTCGCATCCTCAAAGCGGTTGAGCCTTCACTCTCCTTGGGCTGGGGCCGGTTGGTCATCCCGTTCACGTTGGTTTCGGAGGCGAACGATTACAATTTCGGACCGCTGATCACCTTGCTAGAGCGACACAAACCGGCGCATCTTGGATACTCCTTCCGCGTTGCTCCTGCGCAGCCGGATTCAGGTTATACGGTTTATGCCAATCACTTCCGGCGTAATCGGATCAAGATGGAGCTGCTGGCCGGTACGGCTCGGGCCGGACGCTGGCCGTCATGGTCAACTTTGGGCCTCGTCCACCAGGAGGGTGTCGCGATCCGAAGCCAGTTGATCCAAGGAAACGGGCTATACGTCCCTGCGGGGACAATGTATAGCGGACCGGTTCACGGGCGTGAGAACATCAGCGTTTCGCAGGAGATGAAACCGGTGATTGTCTCCCATCCGATCATCGGCATTGCGGAGTATTCCCAAGCCGGTGATTTCAAAGCCGGGGAGCGCCCGAGCGTTACAAGTAACGGACAGCGCCGGAATTTTGACATTTATTCTGATCATAGCGTCGCAACAGGCTACAGCTCCCCCTTCCCTTGCGGCGTCTATCATTGCGGGGAGGAGGTGGCCTAGATGCTGAATCCGATCATTCTGCAAGAATTCGCCGACCATCTGGACAAGCGGATCGTCTCGGCGGACGTGCAGATCGACGGGGTGACATACCCCGCTCAAATTCGCCGGTCGTTCCTGGAAGGCGCGACGGTGCGCAAGCATATCTACCTGACGAAAGGCCCTTACGGCACCGTCACCCGCGCCCGGCTTTTGGGGGCCTCGGGCGAAATGATTGCCCAGCGCACCGATCCCCAGCAGCATAGCGCTGACAAGGGGTTGTTATTGGAATTCAAGTTTGCAATTCAGGAGGTGTAACGCATGCCATTGCGTGATGAAGCATATGAACCGCTCGAATGGGAAGACAGGGTCATCGACCAGCAAACGGGCGATGTCCTCGTTCCTGGAACGCCGGTTAACGAAGTCAATCTCAATCGAATGGAAAGCGGCATTCTGACCTCTCACCTGGATGTCGGACTGGCCGCATTGGCGGCTTTGCAGCTCGCTGCTGCGACGCAACAAGAAATGGAGAAGCTGAAAAATCAACGCTTTCTCCAGGGTGAAGCCACCATTACGGCGAACCAGTCGAACGGCTATTTTCGAGACTTTGAACCCTTCATCGAAATCAGCCCGCCGGGGTTGCCGCAGATCAACACGCCTAACTATGATGTGGTGCTGACCCCTACCGTTTCCGATGATTTGGGACGGGTCGGCGACTTGGTCGTGTACGACAAAACCCAAAATGGATTCAAGGTCAAGATGACCGGCTCGGCTATGGTTGTTGTATTCATCTGGACTTTGATCAATCCAAGAGTATAGGAGGAATGAACGAATGATCATTTCCGAAGTTTCCCAAGGGAAGAAAGCCCCTTACAGTGTCATGGGAACGGTGCTGACGGTAGGGTCGGTTACGATTGACCTTCAGGAGCGCCAGCAATCGATTCAAAACGTCATTAACATCTGCCTGGACAACCAGCTTCAGACGATGGGCGTCGGCCTGGGGGCCTGGTATGTGGCGACCGTCATTATTCCGCCGCGCCAGCGTCAGTTGATCCCGACGGGCGAGCTGGACGAGGAAGAAAATGAGATCATGACCGAAATCGAACTGCCGCTGGATATGAACCGGGTCGAATTGCGTTTGTGGGGCTTGCCTGAAGAGTACGACCCGGAGAATGCCGAAGAGGAAGACGCCGACGAACAGACTGAAAATGAAACTGATGACGAGGTGAGCGAATAATGCCTTTTATCTTGAGTGTTAAAGATGCCTACCGCCAGGCGGTCGAAGCGGCCTCCAACGGCAAGAATACCGTCATGTACGATGACAAAGGAAACCCCTCGATCATGGTCATGGTGCCGAGGTTCAACATTTCGGATGTGATCCAAGGAGGCGCAAACACACCGCATCCGGCCTTCATCGTGAACGGCGTGGTCAAGTCGGAAATCTGGATCAGCAAGTACCAGAATATCCTTCATGACAACCGGGCTTATTCCATCCCAGGGCAGGACCCGAGGGCGTCGATTCAATACGATACTGCGAAATCGGCTTGCGAAGCGAAAGGTCCTGGATGGCACTTGATGACGAATGCGGAATGGGCTGCCATCGCGCTGTGGTGCAAGGCTAACGGCTTCCAGCCGCGTGGCAACAACAACTACGGCGCAGACACTTCCGCCCCGTATGAACGTGGCAAAGAAACCTACAAGGCCGACGCAACGAGAACGGGCCGCGTCGCTACCGGATCGGGACCCGCCTCCTGGGCACACGATAACACACCGGCAGGGATTTACGACTTGAACGGCAACGTATGGGAATGGGTACAAGGATTGAAAATCATTGACGGCATTGCATACGTGATGACGGACAATAACTTCACGGACGCGGAATCGGCATGGGTGAATACGGGTGTGAATATCACTACCGGCATGAGCAGCGGAAACCGTATTCTGACGATGCGCGAAGGCGCGATCCCGAACACGCCGAGCATGGACTGGTCAACGCTTGGGATTCCGGCCACTTCCAGCAGCTCCGGCTCTGCGGACTATGGAACGGACGGGTATTGGTTTAATGCCGAAGGCGAACGACTCCCGTTTCGCGGCGGCAATTGGGGCAGTGGCGCTGGTGCCGGGGTGTTCGCGCTCGACCTGAACGCCCCTCGGTCGTACGTGAACACGCGCCTTGGCTTCCGCTCCGCTTTTGTTTCGTTGTAATCTGGAATCTGTAATCTGATTATCTGTCCGGGCCTGCGATAGCAGGCCCCTTATATATAGAAGGGTGTGTAAAATGGAAGAGCTGAAAATCCTTCAGAAGTGTTATGACATGGTCCAATACGGATACATTTGCCTGCGGCAATATCCGAAGTCGGAAAAGCATACATTGGCCGCCGAAACGAAGCAATGCATGCTGGGTCTGATCCGTCTCATGATCACCGCCAACCGAAGGTATTACAAGAAGACGACCATTCAGGATTTGGATGTCGAGCTGGATACGCTGCGATACTACACGCGGTTGGCGAAGGACCTGGGTTTCCTTCCACTGAAGAAATACGAAAACTGGGCAAAGATGCTTAGTGAAATAGGCCGCATGATTGGCGGCTGGCAGCGAAGCATCAAGCAATGACTTTCTGGGGGACGGGTCGTTAACTACCGATTCGCGGCGGCAATTGGAACAATGGCGCTAATGCCGGGGTGTTCGCGCTCAACCTGAACAACCCTCGGTCGAACGTGAACACGAACATTGGCTTCCGCTCCGCTCTTCCCGAAAGTCAGAAGTTGCTCCCCAAGTGGGATCATCCAGAACACGGGGGAAAAGGGACCCGTCTCCCTGCCGAAAGGCAAAATACATGAAACATCGAGAAGTCAAGCGGTATGCCTGACACGCTCGATACTCCCTGATAAGGAGGATATGGAATTGAAGACGTACACCGATTTGTTCAAGGAAATTGTTTCATTTGAAAATCTGGAAGCAGCTTATCGAAGTGCGGCGAAGCTGAAGCGTTATAGAACTGACGTATTGAAATTCACTCGGAACCTGGAAGAAAATTTGATCAACATTCAGAACGAGCTTATTCATAAGACCTATGAGGTTGGGCGGTATCGCGAATTCTATGTTTACGAACCGAAGAAGCGGCTGATCATGGCCCTTCCGTTCAAGGATCGCGTCGTCCAATGGGCCATATATCGCGTCATCGAGCCGCTGCTGGATCGACAGTTTATATTCGATTCATACGCCTGTCGCCAAGGCAAGGGCGTTCAGAAGGCAGCGGACAGGATGCAATACTGGATACGCCGCTTATGGCGGCAGCATGGGAACGCGTATTACCTTAAACTGGACATATCGAAATACTTCTATAGAGTGGATCATGATGTGCTGCTGTCCATTCTGGAAAGAAAGTTTGCTGATCCCGATTTGATGTGGCTGCTTGAGAAAATCGTGCGGTCCGAACATACGGATTTTGGCATCCCGCTCGGGGATCATGGATTCGATCAAGGAAGGATCGAGGGCATAGGAATGCCCATCGGGAACCTCTCCAGCCAGTTGTTCGCTAATCTATATTTGAACGAGCTGGATCAATTCGCGAAGCACCAGCTTCGCCTAAAGTGTTATATTAGGTACATGGACGACATTGTCGCGCTACACCCAAGCAAAGAGCTGCTGCATCAGGCGCGGCGCGAAATCGAAAGATTTCTCGAAGACAAGCTCCGGCTGACGCTCAACAACAAGACGGCCATCCGGCCAATACATACAGGCGTGGAGTTTTGCGGGTTTCGCATTTGGGGGACGCATCGGAAGATCAGGAAGGGAACGGTGCGGAAGATCAAAGGTGGGTTGCGGTTTCTGCAAAGGGCATATGCGAGGGGTGACAAGTCGCTGGATGAAGTGAATTCGGCGATCCAATCATACATCGGATACCTAAAGCATGCCGACACGTTCAACCTCCGAAAACGGATTTTTCATCGTGCCGTATTCACTAAGGGGAACCCCGAAAACCCCTCGCATTTTTGCCAAAAATCTTGA